GCTTCTCCTTCTTCCATCCTTCCGGTATCCGCCAGCACCTCCGCAAATTTCTTCCGCAGCTGTTTGATGTTCTCCAAGTCCTTCCCCAAGTCCTCGGCAAAATCCGCGTAAGTGTTGTCCTCAAATAATGCCTTGATGGTTTCCCCCATCTTTTCCAAAAACTCCCTGATTTTATCAAAAAGTGTTTTGTCCTTTCTGTGCAGTTCTGTCAGAAATTCTTTCAGGTCTGCTTCATTTTCAACAATCTTCTGGAACCCATCCGCCACCATCTCCTCCATGATGTCCGCCATCCGGGTATCCTCGCCGTAAACCTCGCCGTATTCTCCCTCGTATTCTGCCATGCGCTTTTCCATGTCAACGCCGCTTTTGTTCGCCAGCTTGAATACCAGCTCCCGCATTGCATCATATCCCGCAGGGTTCGCCTTGCGGATGTAGTGTATCATTTCGTGGTTCGCCGTCCCCATAAAGCTGTCCGATTTCAGCGCAAGCGTAATCACGCCGTCCTCGTAATATCCGTTAGCGGTGTGCTTCTTTCCGTCCTGCTCCAAGGAAATCTCATCTACCAAGCGAATCTCAGCACCGCCAATGTCAGCATAGAGCTTTGCAATCGCCAGCTGTCCCTCTGTTGCCTTCACATCCTCGCCGATAATCAGCCCCCGTTTTCCTGTCAGCTTGCTTGTTCCACGGATGGCGTTTGCAATCTCCGCTTTTCTGTCCTCTGCCCCTGCCATCCATGCCTCGTTCAGCATCAGCTTGTCCGCCGCCGCTGTGTATGCCGTCGGCTGAATCTCGTCCTCCGTAATGCCTGCAATCCCCGCGCGGTAATAGGTGTTAAATGCCGCCGTATGGTCGAGGTTGCCCGTCTCTGCCGCCTTCTGCAGATATACCTCCTGCCCCTTCGCGCCGTAATATTTCCCGCTGTATTCCTGCAAATCCTTTGTATAGCTTTCCGCCTCCTGCGTTTCCGGGGAAACAGTTCTTTCCGCTGTCTGCTGCTCTGCTGTCTGTACTTCCGCCGTCGGCTGTTCTTCCGCTGTGGGTGCAGTCTGCTCTATCATAGGGGCTGTCTGTTCTGTTATGGGCATAGTCTGTTCCGCTGCAGGCGTTCCCTGCTCCGTTATGGGTGTGCTCTGTTCCGCAGAAGGCATATTCTGTTCCGTTTGCAAGGTCTGTTCTTCCTCTGCCAAAGGCTGCTCCGACTCTGTCGTTCCTTCTCCCAGTACATTCCGTCCGGCAAGCCTGCTCCCTCCGGCTACGCCGCCTGCAATCATGCCGCCGCTCAGTGCGCCAACCCCCGCGCTGTAGCCAATCTGACCCGCCGCACCCTTCAGTGCCGCTGCCGTTGCCTCTCCTTCTGTTTTCCCTGCCGCCTTCGCCGCCATGTAGATTTCCGCCATCTGGCTTCTGTCCCCCATAATCAGCGCATCCGCAATCTGGTTTGCCGCTTCGGATGTGCCTTCTTCCAAGCCCTCAGAACCCATGCTTTTCAGAATCTCCGCCGCCAGTTTTCCCTTGCCGCCTGCAACCTTCGCCAGTTTCCCCAGTTTGAATAAGCGTTCAAATCCTAATTTTTCCGTAATGACTTCCGCCGCCGCGCCAATCGTGCCGTATGCAACCGCTTCTTCCGTGGTAGCCCCTCGTTCCGCTGCATCCTTCGCATTGCCGCTAAACGCACTTGCGCCGTACATGGCACTGCTCCCTGCGCCTAATGCCTGTCCGCCCAGTCCCAATGCCCCCAGCGTTGCCACCTGAGAACCCCAGTCGAAGGCACCCAATGCCGCTTCCTTGAGCCACTTTTTCGCGCCCCTGCTTTCTCCCAGAAAACCTTCCGTCTGTCCCTGTCTGATTTGTTCTCCCAAGAAAAGAGGATTGTTCGGGTCGATGGCTTCTCCTTTCGCATCCTGCACTAAGCTGTATGCTGTCGCCAGAGGGCTTGTCAGCGCACCCATGTAGCGTGCATATAAGCCGCCCATGGTGCTGTCCTCCGCCAGTTTCTTTGCATCCGCTGTCCGCTGCTCTGCCGCCCTTTTGTTTACGTCCATTTCAATGGATTTCAGGTAGTCCGCCGCCTCTTTGCTCTTTCCTGCCTGTTTGTAATGGGAATAAACCGCCTTTTCCCTTGCCGTCATTTTGCTGAATCGTGTAGAAAAATCTGCCGCTGAAATGGTAGGGTTGATTGTCCCGCCTTCCTTCGGTGTCCCGAAAATCAGCTGATTGATATTTTTAGCCGCCTTCGCATTTGTCGGCACCGCCGCATTGTATTTCTCCGCCTTCTTTCTGTTCCTTGTCAGAGATTCCTCATAGGTTGTTTTCTTTCTCCCTGTAAGGGTTTCATTCTCCTTCACCTTGGAATCTGTGCTGATGATGGGGTTCACCGTTCCGCCCGCAACCTTTGTCTCCTGCCATTTTTTATACATAGCTTCCTTTGCAGGCTCGCTTCCTTTCAGCAGTTTTTCTCTGTCGCTCTGCTTTTTCCCAGCCTTTTTCCCGAAATTCTTCACTTCATCATACGATAACATTTCCGTTCCCCCTTCGCCTTATCTCAGCAGACTCTTCGTAGAATTGCTTTTCAGTCTCCCTGCGTCAATCTGCTGTTTCAGCTTGTTGTATTCCGCCTCCGAAACCTTTCCTTTCTGTATCAGCTGGCTTGCAAGCGTGTTAAACATGGTCGAATTTCCATGCAGTCTGTAAAGCGCTAACAGCTGGTTATACCCATTTGCACCTGTTGTGCTGTCGCTGTCTCCATCCACTGTGGGCTTCCCGGTTGATTCTGTCTTTGTTTTTGTTTTTGTCTTAGATTTGCTCTTGCTGCTGCCGCTTGCCCTTCCTGCCATTGCCAGCTGCTTTTGCTGCAATGTGAGTGCCGCCTGCGCCTTTTCCATGTCCTGCATATATTTCAGATAGCTGATGTCAAAGCCCAGCTCCTTCAGCTTGCTGTAGTCCCCCGTCGAAAGCGCATTTTCAATCGCCTGCTGTTGCTGCTGGAATTTCCATTGCTCCTCTGTCAGCCCGTAATTTCTGTCGCTCTCAAAAAGGCTGCGGTCAAATTCGTTTTCATGATTATTCTGATCCATTGCCGCCTGCATGGATCCAAAGGCAAAGTTTCTGTCTGTGTTGTATTGTCCCAGTGCATCCATGTATTGTCCGTAAAGCCTGTTTTCCTCTGTCTGGTACGCCCCCAGCTGGTTGTATTTGTCCGCCAGCTCGTCTGTGTATCTGCCGTAGGCCATCTGCTCCAGCTGCGGCACTCTGTCATTCAGCCCCGCAAGGTAATTGTCATATCCCTGCTGCGCCGCAATCGCGCCGTATGTACTGCCGTATCCGCCCGTCAGTGCCGCTGTCTGCGCCGCCGTGTCCTTCGTGGCGCGCTGCCCCTCTCGGATGTATTGGTCTCTGTATTGCTGATACATCGGGTCTTCGTTCATGTTGTAGCTGAATCCCTTCCGGTTGCTGATGTCCGAAAGAAGCCCCTGTATCTCCGCTTCATATCTCGGTGTCCATGTGGGCGCAGGGTTCTTGTATGCTTCGTTGAATTTGTTGAAAAGCGCATCCACGTTGCTGTTCTCCGCCGCCTTGTTCGGCTTCACGTATGTCGGGCTGTATTGCCCCTTCATGCCGTCCCCGCCGCCGCTGTAACTCCTGTAAGCCTTTCTGATGTTTTCTGCCCTGTTGTGGGCGACATTTTTCTCCTCCGGCGTTGTTGCGTTCGCCCAGTTCTGCCGCTCCTTCAGAATCGTTTCCAGCGCGCCGGGGTTGTTCCGCCCCAGTGCCATGTCCGCATTGCCTATTTTGTTGCTCCCGTATAATTCCATCAGTTCCTCAAATGATTTTGCCATCTTTCTTCTCCTCCTTTTTCCTTTTTCTTAGATTTTACCTATATTCTTCCTTTCTTTCCCCCACCCGCTTTTCCCCACTAAAAAAGGACACCTTTCAGTGTCCCTTTCTCTGTGTAAGTGAATCTCAATATGGATGCCGCCCGATGGAAAATACTTTATCACTTTGTTTCGCCTGTTTTTTGCCGCGCCCGTCAGAAAATACTTTTTTGAGCTGTTTAGCCTGCGTCTCTGCGAAAAAAAGTTTTTTCTGTGCAAGGGCGCTTTCTGTACAGGGAAAAGTTTTTTCTGTACAAGGGTGCGGTAATGGCACACTCTATGCAAGGGCGGTTCCGTGCAGGCGGTTCAGCGTCCCTCTAATTCTGCCACCCGCTTCTCCAGCTCGTCTACCCTCTGCATCAGCCTCTGTATCATGTGCGTGTTCAGCGCGGCAAATTCCTGATACCGCAGCGCATAGCCGTAGTCTGTGATAGGAGAGCTTTCGTCCTCCTCTCCGTTCGGTAGCTCTCTCTCATGAATCGGGCTTTTGATGAACCCCGCAAAATCCATGCTCGTAAGCCCTGCCGCTTCCAGAGCCTCCTCCACGTCCTGCGCAATAAATCCAACATGGAATCTCCCGCTCCGCCCGTTGTTCATCCGGTATCTCGTCGGTCTCAAAAGGGAAAAGAATCTCTCGTAGCCCTCCATATCGTAGTCAATGCTGTTTTTCTTCCGCCTGTCAGAGGTGTTAATCTCCCCCGTGTCCGCAAAAACCGTATCCCAGTGATACCTGCTTGTCCCGAGGCTGGCCCCGCCGCTCGTCATGCAGTAAAGGTTCGTTGCCGCGCGGAAATCGTAGTCCCCCGCAAGCGTCACACCATTGCTTGTGCAGTATACCGCGTATTCCTCTCCGTAGGTCATGCGAACCCCCTTGCCTGTCGCAATGAAGTAGTTGTCGCTGTTGCTGCCGTACATCTTCGCGCCTGTGGTCGTGGTTTTCCCGTCGTTGCCGCTGGCACATTCAAAGCCGCCGTAGCTGCTCCCAAGAGTAACGCTGTCTGCGTCAATCGTCCCTGTGGTGATGTTTCCGCCGTTGATTGCCGTCCGCCCTTTTCGTTCCAGATCGTTGAAGGTAACAAAACCTGTGATGTCTACCTCCGCCGCTACCAGCTTTGCCATCCGGCTTGTCAGCTCAAAGTTAGAAGCGCTTGTCCCGCTTCGCACAATCCAGTTAATCTTGTCCGCCGTCTGCTCCACCGTCGAAATATCGCCCTCCGCATTGCTGATTCTTGTCGCCAGCCTGTCCGCCGTCTGCTGCACTAAGGATATGTTCCCCTTGTTGTCCGCAACGATTGTAGAAATCTCGTTCAAGGTTTGCCGCAGCATGGAAAAATTTCCCTCGCTGTCCTTGATTACATTTTGGATGTCCTTCCCGTATTGGAAAAAAAGCTCCTTCGCATCCTCCGAAAGGTTCTCCTCAATGTCAATATTCTGAAACATGTACCGCAGTTTTTCATCCAGAAGGGCTAAGTAGTTTAAAATCTGCCGCCGCTCCTTCTCGCTGTCCAGCTTCCCCTCCGTAATTGTGGGAAGCTGTATTCCTCCGTAATTCCCCATCCTGTCACCTCCGTTTGTAAATGCTAATACCGCCCGATAGAAAATACTTTCCCACACCATTTCGCCTGTATCCTTTATACGCCCGTCAGAAAATACTTTTCCGAACTGTTTAGCTCGCGATTCTGTGAGGAAAAGTTTTTTCTGTGCAAGGGCGCTCTCTGTCTAATGGAAAGTTTTTCTGTGCAAGGGCAGCTTCATTCACTTGTGCCCGATACGCGCCCGATAGAAAATACTTTTCCGCGCTGTTTCGCCTGCGTCTCTGCAAGGAAAAGTTTTTTCTATGCAAGGACGCACTCTGTACAATGGCGCACTCTATGTAGGTGCGGCTTATCTCCGCTCATTGCTCCCCGTCGCAAGATAAAGCGTCATGTCGTGAATCGCGCATTTCCCGTAACCGCTGAACCGCAGCCGAAAATGGTCGCATCTGGCAGGAATCAGCGGCACATTGATCATGCCCTTTCTTCCGCTCCCTATGCTTTTCAGCCGCCGCCATGCGCCCCTGCTGTCATAGTCAATCCAGACCGTGAGTGCCGCTCCGCTCTCCACCTCGCATCTGAGCGAAACCCTGCTGATAAATTTGCTGTCCGCTGTCTGGTAGGTGAAGTCCGTTGTCTCCGCATACCAGTCAATCACGTCCGTATCCTTCCCGCTGATGGTCTTGATGACGTTCCCGTCCAGATAGTAGAGAGTATTCCCGTCCTTCGTGAAATATCGCGCCTCCGTGCTGTCCTCTCTGTGCCAGAGCCCCTTCGCCGTGTCGTATACGAAAAGGTGAGAAATCCCGTCCTTCTTCATGGAAATGTAGTATTTGTTCTCCACCGTCCCTGCCCATGCCGCCTCGTAGCCGCTCCCCAGTGCCGCCCCAACCTCGTAGGGCATGCTCCCCTGAAAGCTCATAATGCCGCTGTTCGCCTTGTAGAAAAGCACCTCATTCACAATCTGTAAGCTGTGGCTGCTGCCCTTCTCCACACCTCTCAGCTGTCCTTCCACGATTTGAAAATTGCTCGGCTTGCTCCCGTAAACCTTGTGTACGCTGTTCTCCTTGAAAAATAGCACATACCCCAGATAGGTAATCGCTCCCGTGAAATCCCCGTCATTCGCAATCGTTGCCGCATAGCTGTCACTTGCAAGGCTTTCAAAGCAGTAGAAGTTTTTAAAATCCCCCATCTTCGATGCGTAAATCTCATGGTTCTTCGAGGAACACCCCCAAAGCCTGTTCTCTGCCACCGTCAGAAACTCCATATCCGGCAGCTTTCGCTCTATCGTCAGTGCCGCCTCTTGGCTGCCGTCCTTCTCGATTGCCGCAATAATCTTTATCCAGCCGTCCCCGATGTCCTGTACCACATGAGTGCCGTTTAGCGCGTCCTCCCTGCATCCGCTGATTTCCACGCCGTCGCCCTTTGCAAAGCCCTCGTTGATTCCTGCACTGCTGATTTGTATGTATACCTGTCCTTCACCGTCCTGCTCCGTCTCCGTCAGGTAGGTTTGCTTCCAGCTTGCCGCCTGCACGGTCACTCGGTTCTCTATCTCTCCAAAACTGCCGTCCGCCGTGTTGTAATATTTCTTGTCAGGGAAAATCAGCACATACGCCCCCATCGAAATCAGCTGCTTTTCGCTGTCCGCAACCTCTCCAATCTTCTCCCCGCCGTAAAATACCGCCGTCCCGTCCACCCAGAGCAGCTTTTCTCTTGCCATTAGTCCGTTTGCCTTCCCAATCTCCTGCACCGTTCCTCTCGCCCTTCTGGGGGCTAAGAGGGGGAATCTCTCCCCCGTCATGTTCTCCATGTCGGCAAATTCGCCCTTGCCTGCCTGCTCTGTGCAGTTGTATCCCTTGAATGATATCATGATATCCTCCGTAGGTCTTGTTCCGCTCAGTCTCGGTAATTTCATCACCGCCACCTCCTTGGAATCATCCCCGTAAGGTTTGTTTGCTTCGGCTTGTGCCGCTCCCTGTAGTGTGCTGCATAGTCTTCCCATGCCTGATTGTAAAGCACCATCGTATCATTGTATCTGCCGCTGTCTCCGTTGTAAAAATCAATCATAGCCGCCAGATAATAGAGGTATACATCTGTAAAAGGAACGGGAACCATAAGCTCCCGCTCCTCCTCTCCTTCCCGGAAGGGAAGAAATTCTTTGTCAAATCCCTCCGCCTGCTCCAGAATGTCCGTGTAAATCCGTCCCTCGATGGTGTTCAGCATGGCAATCTTTTCTCCGTCTGTGTAGGCATTCGGGCGGATCGTGTCCACCCGCGCCAGCACCTCCCGTATCGTCATGCGCCTGTCTCCTTTCATCCCATCATGCCGATCAGTTCCTGATACTGTTCCTCCGTGATGCGGTTCATCAGCAGGAACACATCCAGCTTTTTCAGCATGTCCTCTTTTTCGTAAGCACCCTTTTCAATCAGCTTCTTAATTCTTGCATAAATCATGTTTTTCTCTCCTTTCAACCATTTAAGTCCTCTAAACAAACCAGATAATCAATATTCACCGCAGTCTCCGTCGCCTGTAAGGCTGCCTGCTCCATTTCTGTCCGCAGCCGGGTGATTGCGGCTTCTGCTTTTTCCCTCTCCTCCTGTGTCTCCAGAAGGATGTCCTGCGTCCTTTTCTTCGCCTCCGCCTCTCTCTGCAGCAAGTCCGAGAAAAGGCGTTTCCGCCCCTCCTCGCTTTTTCTCAGCTCCTCCTGTATCTCGCCAAAAAGCCCGATGTTCTTCTTCATAGCACACCCTCCTTATCAAGGATTCGTAATATCAAAGTAATAGATATAATCGTCAGAATCCGTATCGTTTCTCATGTATGTTGCATATTTCGGATATTTCTGGAAAAACGCATATTTTGCTAAATAGCTGCTCCAGTCAGGCTTACTGCCGTCCGATAATGTCACATAGCCGTATTTGGATGTGTCAAAAGCATTGCTTGCGGAAATCTCAAGAATAATAAATTTCCCCGATTTGCTTGCACTGCCGCCCTTCA